AAACAAGGATGCATATGAGATGTCTGGTAAACTTGAACATAAACATGATGAAAAATGATTACTAAAGAAAAGCAAAGAAACCAAGTGAAATCTAAATTCTATTATATTTTTTGGGGTGTAGCAACATTCTCTGTAGTAGCAGGACAACTATATGTTGGTTCTGGATATAGAATGTTTGCTCGTTCATTAAATAGAATTTTTGATTCTGTTGAAGTGGAAGTTGGTAGAGACTACAATAGAAATAGATTCTATTGAGTATGAAATCTCTTAAAACTCCTTTACGTTATCCTGGTGGCAAGTCTCGTGCTTGCACTAAAATGGGACAGTTCTTTCCTAATTTCAGTAACTATAAAGAGTTTCGTGAACCATTCTTAGGTGGTGGAAGTGTAGCACTTTACATCTCTAAGATGCATCCTGAAATAAGTATTTGGGTTAATGATTTATATGAACCTCTTGTAAACTTCTGGCAGACCATACAGGACGACGGACAAAATCTTCAAGACATGATATGGAGTCTGAAGAATAAATATCCTGAGAGAGATTCTGCTAGAGAACTTTTTACTAAAGCAAAAGAAAGTATTAATAATGAAGAACTATCCAGTAGAGATCGTGCAGCGTATTTTTATGTTGTCAATAAGTGTTCCTTTAGTGGTCTTACTGAGTCTTCATCTTTCAGTGCACAAGCCTCAGAATCCAACTTCTCCTATAGAGGAATTGAAAAAATCACAGGATATCAAAAAATAATTGAGAACTGGAAAATTACAAATGTATCTTATGAAGATCTACTGACAGATTGTGATGGAGCATTTATCTACTTAGATCCTCCTTATGATATTAAGGATAATCTTTATGGTAAAAAAGGTGCTATGCATAAGAGATTTGATCATGATAAATTTGCAGAAGATTGTGATAGACATACTGCTCATATGATGGTATCATATAATTCTTCTCAATTAGTAAAAGATCGTTTTAAGGAATGGACTGTTAGTGAATTTGATTTAACATATACAATGAGATCTGTTGGTCAGTATATGAAAAATCAACAGGATAGAAAAGAATTGTTACTAATGAATTATAATACTAATCCTAAAGTTAAGTTGACTTTTGATGGATGTTATAATTATGATAGATTAAAAAAGGAGGGTTTAGTTGATGGATAAAAATATACGTGAAAAATTAAATAAGTTGAGAGGTAGGAATAATGATTTTGAGAATATTGTTGTTTATTCATTTAAGGTAAATGAGCATCAACACATTAACGATCATGAAATAAAAAGACTTGAGCATAGTATTTCTTCATTGAGGGAATTTAATAAAGAAATTGCTATCTATCTTTTTTGTGATAATCCACATATTATTCCACCTTATTTTGCTCTTAATTATTCAGTAAGAATTAAACCTTTTGCTGAAGGGTTTGATCATACAATGTTAAATGCTTGGTCAATTCATAGATGGTATAATCTTAAGTGTTTTGATGATGAATTTTATAATATTTTATATGTAGATGCTGATACTATTTTCTATCAAGATGTTCAGTATCTATTTGATACATATTGTACTCATGATGTATATGGTAGAGAGGAATTTGGATTTAGACATGATCCAAATCATGGTGGTGGAAAAAATATAAGAGAACAACTTGATTTAGTTGAATCTTGTATCTATGATCTAGGTGGAAAATGTGAAGTATATAAACATTGTCTTGGTGTCATTTTATTGAATGGTGGTATCCATCGTGATATTGTTAAAAGGTTAGATGAGTTATCTGAGTTGATGGAATTGTTTAAAAAAAATCAAGTTCTTTTACCAGTTCCTAATAGAAGGATAGCTGATCAATATGCTGTATGGGTTATCTTTAGTCGTATGGAT